GTTTCTAATATATTGATAACCAAGTGTTACTTGGAACTCAACAGGTGCACCAGTACCAGCTGGGTTATACTCAACGTCACCAACACTTGTTGGGAACGCTCCAACCAATGTGAATTGGCTTACACGATTTAATTGCGTGTCTAGCTGTACCAGGTCCACAATAGATGTTTCTTTAGCGATGAAATAATTTCCAGTACTTGTTGCATCATCAAATGTGTCGCGCGTCCAATTCAATAGTAGGTTTCTCAGACTATCAACCCGGTCACTATAGAACGTCAGTGAATACTCTCCAGAATATGTCGCTCCTCCAGGGACTTTAAAATTTAGTCCCATGTACGGTATTTCAGCAACACTGATGGTACGTCCTGGTATACTACCACCTTTGGCATAAACCAGATCGTCTTCAGTTATAGTGAAGCTACCATCTGCACTTTGAATGTTAAGTACTCTAAACTGAAAGTCGCGGCTGAAATCTCTTTCTTGCGCTACTCTGTAGAAATCTGATATTGTTTGTCTTACGTCTGGCATAAATTTGTCCTCTTAATTATTTAGTCTTACGATACTAATTCGCTGAAGTCTTGACCGGTTCTAGTTGCATAGAAGTTAACTAATATGAACTCTGCAGCACGTGTTGGTTTGATATATATATCAACCACAAGCTCGTTCCTATCAATTACATCGGGTGAATTGTTCCGATCATCACATACTATCAAGTAATCATACATGCCTTGTGTGTTCTTCACTTCCTCAAAAATAGGTCTCAATACATTGAGTACCTGTGTTCTTGTGAATAGTGTATTTGGCTCGAAAACAAAATACTTCACCGTGTTCATAACCGCTTTCTGCAAGTATATGAACAATCGACGTACATTGATTCTGTCAAACGCACTAGGCTTTGATTGCATGGTTTTTTGACCGAATATCGCGAATCCTTCGTTCGGGAAATTAGCTATTGGATTCAGACCCAGTTTGTATAACTGATCTCTCTCCTTTTGTTTGGGGTAGTACGCAATGTCACTCACCCCGCTGATCAAACCTCTTGTGAAACCAGCTGGTGCGATCCATGGATTGAAGTTTGCGTCTGTACTTGCCATGGCAGCCGCGGCAAAACCACTCATCGGCACCCACACTCCACGATTCAACGCCTTATCATTCGTGAATCCCCAGTTTGCATATGTTGTACAGTAACTACTATTTTTTGCTCCACCAGTCATCATGTGACGCAGAGGCCAATAAATGTGTTGTGAGAAATTAACACCACTCTCACGCTGCTTACTGGTGAGTACTTTGCTGTTTCTTCCTTGTACGAATATGTATCTCAACGGATCTGCAATGAATATATTGTCCTTCCGCGCGAATTGACTGAAGCTCTTGAAGGTGTCAAATATCGTGTCGTAATGGTTCAGGAAATCTATCTCACTACGATTATCAATCAATTTAGTTTGATACAAACCACTACCACTAAGACCTGTACTACTCACTACATGTTCGCCTATCGGGAAGAACTCTTCATCATCGAAATGACCTTGTGTGCCACCTTTACTACCGACATATATCGTACCTAACCCGCCTTCAACAGTAATATCGATCGGAAATAAGTCGAAATTGTCCGCTAGTTCAAATATACGATCCAATTTCGCGGGTATATTACCAGTTTCACGGGCTTCGGCCATTTGTTTCCGATAAACACCATGCGGATACACGTTGTTTGCATGTTTTACTTGTGCTTGACCACCGCGTTGTAATCCTTGAAATGATTTAATGTACGTACGATCCTCTGACTCTTCTTGACCGTTCAAGAAACTTTGGCTAACACGAAAATCATTCACCTCTTGATTAACACCGGTTGCTGCTAGTGCATCTCTCTCAGCTTGTGTCTTTTCACTCCAGTATCTAACATCTTTTGCCGGTAAAATCCGGATTTTTCTAGTTGGAAAACCGTTTTCATCAAGCCAATTACCTGCTGTTTTAGAGATTCCCTCATTAAACTTCATGTATAAGTTGTTACTATTTTCAGCCTCACTCTCAATGAAGTATGAAACAGCCGTGCCACCGTCTGATTTGAACTGCTCTCTAAAGTAATTGACACTACCGACGACGCTATCTGCTACTAGATAGTCAAGCTTAGTTGCATCCGGTTCGAGTGTAGATTGACGAACTTTAAACACTGCAAGTGTTAGTACATCACTGAACTCGTCTGTATTCAAGTCAAATTCACTCAAATTCTCGAGAACCTCACTCATACTACCGTCCAGACCGACTTGCTGCTTGTTTCCAAACTCATCGAACACCATACCAGCACTCAAGCTGAATGTTAACCGGCTTTTTGTACCAGCAGATTGATCTGGTACATCTACATAACCTCCGGTTGTACCACCGAGTTTTTTACTCAATGATTTTAATTTACCTACACTATCAAAATCACTAGCGGGATTCAAATTAGTGTTGTCGGATATACCTATATAGTAACCTTCGAATTTTTCATTGATAACAAACTTCTTGTCATTTACGATCATTAATCCGGCACCTCCACGATTCAGCAAATCTTCATATGTGGAGAATTTTTGATTTTCATATTTACCAGCTTCAGATTCTTTTAATTTGACTTGACCTTTGATTGTCTTTTGGAAATTGTCATTGTCTAGCTCAATATTACTCGGTTCACCAAGATAATACCGGTCACTCGCGCTCAAATCCCAACCTACACTGTTAACAGCAGCAGCGATTAGGTCAGACACTTGTGGTATCTCATATCCTCTCAAAGCAGGTATGCTCAACGGATCACCGGGCGTTGCTTCGTTCCAGAATCGATCATCTTGTGAGAAAGCACTCAACGGTTCACCGAAAATTGTATCGTCTTGCAAACTAGCTAGCACACTATCAACAGCATCTTTAAGTGTTGTTCTTGTGTAGTTACCGCTTGGTTGTGAGCCTCCGAATCGCCACTCACCTTCTGGTACCACTTTTGTACTCAGATGTCTCGACACGCCACCTTCAAAATTTATTGTTTGTTGTGTGCTTACACGGTCTGTAGATGGTATCAAATCTGCACCACTTGTGAGTGTTACAGTTTCACTATTTTCTACAGCACGACCACTGATATCACTCGCAGCACTAGCAGTAAACGTTATACTATTACCGGCTCCGGCAGCGTCTAAAAGAGTCTTCAGATCATCTGCGCCATTACCAGTGACAGTAACATTACCATTAGCGCCAGCTGCAGAAGCTGTGACTAAAACTTCAACATCTTCATAATTGGCGGTGCCGTTGACGCTCAAGCTCACGGTCACTGTCTCGCTCGCGATTACAGCTGGTGTGTCAGCTAAGCCTCCGGATGCTACAACATGATCACCAATAGCACCGTCATTGATTGCAGTAACAATGGTGGCTCCATCTGCATTTGCAGCTGCAAAATTTAGTACCAGGTTGTTTCCATCAACTGTCTGACCGTCAGTTGCATTAAAATTGATAGTTAATTGGTAATCGTTTTTGTCATCACCTGTTTCAACTGTGACAAAATCGATTGTTTCTGCTGCATTTTTAGCACTCGCAGATTGCGCTAACACAAAATCACCACCAGTGTCTGTTGCGTCAAGTTCGGTCGGGAACCAAGCAATACGACGTGTGTCTTTCGCGACGGAATTGATCTCTGGTGCAGCACCATCCACTATCACCGGGCGTGGTACGACTGGGAACACTTGAACACTGTATTTATCAGCTACTGTGGAACCAGCACCTAATCCGTATGGTAACCTACTGACCAACACATTAGCTGGGCTCTGAAACACGGCCTTGACGGTGTGATACATGTAGCGCTCAGCGGCGTTTTGTGGTAAGCCGTACACTTGTTCAAATTCACTCAAACTACTGAGCGTCAATAGCTCGTCAGTTGGGCCTTGATTTGCAAAGCCGGGAATGAACACGGTGGTTCCGACAGGTAATTGTGGGCGCAAAGATAAATCTACTTCTTTGACCTCTACTCCAGGTGATTGAATTGTTCTTGC